CATCACAAGTAAATGCATTGCTTGCAGGAGCACCAGCAGCTTTAAACACACTTGACGAGCTTGCAGCAGCACTTGGTGACGATGCAAACTTTGCATCAACAGTAACAACTAATCTTGGATTAAAAGCCCCGCTTGCTTCTCCCACATTTACTGGCACTGTAACTCTTCCTGCTGCAGGAATTGTGTTTTCAGATGGAACACAGGCCCTTGAAGGCGTACCATCACGTACTCCAATTATTCAAAAGACAGCCTCTTACACACTTTCTGCTCTAACTGAGAGAGATGACTTAATTGAGATGGGATCAGCGTCAGCAATGACACTCACAATACCCCTAAACTCAGCAGTAGCCTTTCCAGTAGGAACATCAATTGATATTCTTCAAACCTCTACAGGACAGGTAACAATTGCTGGAGACGCTGGAGTAACAGTAAACGCAACACCAGGATTAAAACTAAGAACAACATGGTCATCATGCACACTATTCAAGAGGGCAACAAATACTTGGGTAGTTTACGGCGATCTAACAGCGTAATAGGGAGGGATAAATGGCTAAGAAGACTGGTAGACGTTCCGCTGCATCTAATGACTTTCTAGAGCCATTAGCGCCAACAAGCGTATCTGCTTCAAACGTTGGAACAGGCAGAGCGTACAATAACGGCGCAGCAGTTGTTTCATTCTCTTTACCAGCACTTTCTCCAGCAGCCACATCTTTTACAGTAACGGCAAGTAGCGGACAGACAGCATCTGGGGCATCATCTCCAATCACAGTTACTGGTATCCCTGTTAGCGCATCTGTAACATTTACAGTAACAGCAACAAATGCTGCAGGAACTTCCCCTGCCTCTACTGCCTCTTCTGCAATCGCCATTACAACAAACCCACAAGCACCACAGTCAGTTTCCGCAGCTACAGTTTCTGCAAACCTTAACAGGATTAGTTGGACTGCTGGGGCCACCGGTGGTAGTGCACTTACCTCCTATACAATTACTGGCTCTGACGGCACAAGTTACACAGGTATTGCAGGCTCAGCAGTGACTTATGATGCCTCAGATAGCACACCTAGTGCTGCTTCTCCAGGATCACAGAGCTATACTATTACCGCAACTAATGCTAATGGAACTTCAGATGCAGCCGGAACAAGCGCAGTTACTACTATTGCACCATTCTTTCCTTTCTTCCCACCGTTTTTCCCTCCCTTCTTTCCGTTCTTTCCTCCATTCTTCCCTCCATTCTTCCCATTCTTTCCTTTCTTCCCGCCTTTCTTCCCACCATTCTTTCCTTTCTTCCCACCATTCTTCCCGCCATTCTTCCCGTTCTTCCCATTCTTTCCTCCCTTTTTCCCACCATTTTTCCCATTCTTTCCACCATTCTTCCCACCATTCTTCCCACCATTCTTCCCGCCATTCTTCCCGTTCTTCCCGTTCTTCCCGCCATTCTTCCCACCAACATTTGGTCCATACTTCCCGTTCTTCCCATACTTTGCAACTAGCAGAAGGCAGTGCACCAGTGCCGATATGTCACGAGGAATTGGATGTAGCTTCCCAAGCCAGTGCCTCAGTCTCTCTGCAAGCGGAGGATTCTGCTAAAGAATGATATACTTTACAACATGATAACAATAGAAGAGTTAACGTATGACCCAAGAATATCAACAAGCGTAGTTGGGATGCCACTAGTTTTTGTTATTGATGGGCAATGTGTCTATGACTTTCCATCGACTAAGTATGGTTCAGAACTATTTTTTAATAACAAAGGCATTGTTGATATTTCTGACGAATACCCAGATAATGAGGGGGTAACGGTTAAAATTATCATGGACGAAGAAAATTTTGAAGTGTTGCACGCATCAGACTTTCTTGCAGCTATACTTTTAACTCCGCATTCAGTTCTATGTCTTTTTGATTATCCATTTGGAGCATACGTAGTTTCACCATACGCAACTTTTGATGGGACACAATTTACTATTACAGATAGAGATATGGATGTATTAGACCCCAACCCATATGAACCGCCTTTTACATCCGCTACTTTTTTTGACTTATAGGGACAACTTGCTAAATAGTTAAAATATACGCTATAATATAATAAGGTATCTAATAAAAAGATAGGGCTAATATGCATAACGAGAATGAAAATATCTGGTTCACAAAAGACAGATCAGAAACTGCTTCAAATAGGGTTCCTGTAAAAGAAGTTGGTCAGGGAATTACCGCTGAAAATCTTGGGTTAGGGCTACACGTCTACCACAACACATTTTCCTTAGATGATGCAAACAGATACATCAGTACCCTTGAGTCAAACCTAGGGCAAAATGGAACGTATAAGTGGTCTGAAGCACAGGTAACAAACTCTACAACACCAATTAAAAAAGCTAGAGACGCTGTAGACTTTAAATACAAGCAAGAAAATTTAGGGCCAAGAAGTGAAACTAACTCAGAATTAATTGATCTGCATGAGGAAATCTATCAAAAGCTTAAGTACTGCATAGATGACTATGCTAGATACTGGGGTATTAACGTAGTGTATTATGAAGCCTTTAACTTTGTAAAGTATGAGGGAAGTGGTACCCACTTTAATATTCATGCAGATCACGGTCCAGCGTATAACTGTACAGTATCTGCTGTTATTTATATTAACGATGATTATGAAGGCGGGGAAATAAAGTTCCCAAGACTTGATAATTTAGTTTATAAGCCAAAGGTGGGAGACATTGCAGTCTTCCCATCAAACTATATTTATGAGCATGCGTCCCTTCCAATGGTTTCAGGGACAAAATATTGCGTTGTTATTATGACAGATATCAATGAATTGGGGCACAAGTAATGTCTTTAGTAGCTATATTTAGATCTTTTAGACCATGGATAGATAAAAAGCATATTTCTGTCCCCGCACCAACACAAACACAGATACCAGACTGGTATAAAGATGCAGACAGATTTGCAAAAATGCCAAACGGGGAATACTATAAGGCGCCAAAAGAAGTTTGCCCATTCCCTAAAGAAGGCACAACAGATGACTATGGAAAGATTCCTACATGGAAAGCGTGCCCTGCTATTATGGACGCTTTTACAACTGGGTACATTTTTAAAACACCATGCGATTTAGTTTTTTATAAAAATGACCAGGGAATTATCGATGTAAAAATTGATGACCCTAAGAATAAGGATTTTTGTACTCAACGACCACCTATGCCACAGTTTGAGCACCCAAAGGGATACTATCAATATCACTTTGCTTGGAGTCCTCCTTGGGGATTAGAGCTTCCAGAAGGGTATAGCGCACTGTTTATGACACCAATGAACAGATTTGACTTACCATTTTTAAATACTACTGGGATCGTTGATTCAGACAATGTCCACCTTCTTGGAACTTTTCCATTTTTTATTACGGAGGGGTGGGAGGGTACAATACCCGCCGGAACACCTTATCTTCAAGTACTTCCGTTTAAAAGAGAGGACTGGGAACACAAAGTAGAAATTTTAGACCAGTCTACAATGTATGATAAATTAGTTAAAAACATGCAATTTTACCGACAGCCTGATGGAGGCGTATACCAAAACAAAGTTTGGTCAAAAAGAAACTACAAATAGGGAGAATATAATGCAAACATGGACAGATAAAGAAGACCTAGGCAGCGGTATATTCCGTTATAAGGGCGTAATTAAGAAAGAGATTGATGTTATAAACAGAATTGAGGCTAACCTAAAGCCAGAAGGAGATATGACTGGGTATGCTTGGCAACCCGCGTATGTTGGGTATAAACAACTTATGCCAGAGTACAGAGACTGCAACGACTTTAAGTTTAAGAAGACTGATATAGAAAATGACAAGAGTCAGGTTAGCTTAAACCTTCAAGCTTTGTGGCAAGACCTATACGATGTTAAGTCACCTGCAGTTCAAGACTACTGCAGAACGTATAACATTAACAACCTAAAGTACTGGGAAGCATTCAACTTCATTAAGTATGGTCCAGGACAGCACTTTATGGAACACCATGACCATGGATTTTCTTATAACTGTACTGTGTCTTTGGTTGGATACGTTAATGACGATTACGAGGGCGGAGAACTATTCTTTAGACTCCAGAACTTAAAGGTTAAGCCAGAGGCTGGGGACCTGTTTATTTTTCCATCAAACTTTATGTATCCACATCAAGCGATGCCAGTAACTTCCGGAACTAAGTACTCTATTGTGACAATGCTTGACTACAGCAAAAAGTTCCATACCCCAGAGATGTATAGCGCAGATTCTGACTAATGTTTAACATTTCAGTTGAAAAGACACATGGGGCGTTGTTTGATATTCAACCTATGTCAATTAAGCGAGACTGGATGGACGCAACAGCAGAAAACCATGCATACAGATGCTTTCCAGTAACACAAGCAAATGTCGTAGGGTGGAGCCTTTCTTGCTCTCAAGATATTAAATTTATTTGGGATGGGGTAACAGATGCAACGGCAGATCACGTTCAAATTTTTAGTCCAGAAGGATCCTATTCTGGAAGAGGGCAGTCGTCTATTAGTTTAAATACTGGTTTAGTATTTAGAACAGACGAAAATACAAGCCTTCTTACTATAAACCCTGTTAATTATTTTAGTGAATACTTTGAAACAATGGCTAATATGATAAGCACGTCTTTTTATGATAACCCGCTTCCTCTAGCTATTAGGGCAAAAAAGGCAAACGAAGAGGTAGTGATAAAGGCCGGAACCCCGATAGCAACAATTATACCTATATCTTTAACTAACCTAAATAACAGTACCATAGAGATCTATGACTATAAAGATGAAAATGGTTTAAGGGATAAAGCAAATAGGTCTTATGGGGAGGCCACACAGGCATTAATAACTACTGGAAAATGGACAGACTGGTATAGAGATGCTGTAAATGAAAAACAAGAATCTTTAGGTAATCATGAGGCAAGAGTTTTAAAACTTAATGTAATAGATAAGACGAAAAGAGATATACTATGAGCATGGAATCAAATAAAGACTCGTATACCGTAGTAAAAAGAACTCCATCTATAACTCCGTCAGGCTGGTTTGGGGATAGCAAAGACATGATTGTTGAGCTAGAGAACTTCATGACCCAAGAAGAGATAGAGTTTTTAGAAAAAGCCGCCAAGTCGCTAACAATTTGGGACGTAACGCAAAGCCATACAAATGAAAATGGCACCGTTACTTACGACTCAGATTATTGGAAAGACCGGGTTGCAACTCAACCAACTTTAGACAAAAATGACCCAAAGATATCCCCAGTAATTGCTGGTCTATTTCAAAGACTAAGGCCAATTATTGAGGAATTTTATAAGGTAGAGGTTCACCCAACGGGCACAACTATTGTTAAGTGGCTTCCGGGTCAATTTCAAAAACCACATGCTGATAAAGAGCTTCACGAAGGCCCAGATGCTGGAACACCTAACGACTTCCCAAACTATGACTTATCAAGTTTATTTTATTTAAACGATGATTATGAAGGTGGTGAGCTATACTTTCCACTACAGGGGGTACAGTTTAAGCCTAAAAAGGGTGCTGCATACTTCTTCCCAGGAGATAAGAACTATATCCATGGGGTTACTGAAATCAAGAGTGGTTTAAGATTTACATGCCCATTCTTTTGGGAAATTACCCGACATACAGGGTCTAAACAACCGTAACGACAGGATATACTATAACTATGAAATCTATCTATGACATACCACTTAACTCGGCTGATGGAACCCCCGGCTTTTTAGAGCAATTTAAGGGTAAGGTTACACTGCTGACAAACACTACAGTTGGCTGCGGCAACGCTAATCAAATGGAAGTTCTCCAATGGCTTCAAGATAAGTACGGTGGAGATGATTTCCAAGTTATTGCGATCCCTACTAACGACTACTGCGGCCCTGGAGTAACTAAGGGTAAATGGTCTGAAGGTATTACTTGCGGTTTAGACTCACAAGAATATGGTCAAGAAGTCTACGGAACCACGTTTAAGTTCTCAGAGATGGTGTCGTCAAACCCAAATCAGAGTGCTACTGAGCTTAGTCCCTATAAGGGAGATAACACTGTAAACGGTCTAGGACAACCAAGAAAAGAAACACATGAACTATACAGTGAGATTAGAGATCAAATGCATGCTTACGCTGCAAAACAAAAAGAACTTGGAATTCCAGATAGAGATGGCTACTTGTCTCCTTGGCTAAATCAACCTGTTTCTAATGGTGCAATGCAAGGCGGAAATTTTGAAAAGTACCTTATTGATAAAGATGGGTATGTAGCTAACTGGTTTCAGTGCACAGTATTAAACTACGATATTGAAAAAACACTAAAAGAAGCCCTAATTGCTGAGGGAAACCCTGCTGGTCTGGGAGAGGGTAGAACTCCAGAGGTGTTTGAAGAAGAGTACGCCCTTGTTCAACAAGAAATAGAAAAGCTAATTGCTGGAGACAAATCCCTTTTAAATAACTAGACGGAGTAAATGCACAATGAACTTGGAAAACAAAACGAGAATAACAAAAGATATAGTTGTTTATAAAAACTTTATAAGCAAAGAAGATTGTAAAAAGATGATTCAAGCCCTAGATGCTCAGGCAGAGAATGGTGCACTCTCTTGGATGCCAATCTCGTTTTATGAGTCATACTCTTCAGTTTTGCCGCAGGATAATGATCAAGAAGTTATTGACGCTGGTCTCTCTCCAACCATATTTTCAGACATTGAAAAAGCAATGCCGGAAGCAATCGCTTCAGTACACGATCTAGATCCAAAAACAATTTGTAAGATTGGGTACCACACACAAAAGTGGGAGCCAGGGGCATACGCAAGAATTCATTCTGATAACACAGATGCTGAAGGAAACTCGGGTGCATTTACAAGAAGCCGCTATGCAGGTTTTCTATATCTTAATGATGATTTTGAAGGTGGTCTTCTACAGTTCCCAACACAAACTATCTCAATTAAACCAGAAGTTGGAATGCTTGCTGTATTTGATGGGGGATTTAACAACATGCACGAAGTGACTCTTATTACAGGTGGAGTAAGATACACTATTGGGTCTTTCTGGGATGACCGAGAAGAGTCAGCTTACCCACAAGAGGTACGAGATGCTTGGGCAGAAGAAATGAAGGCTACTAGAGCACAACAAGAGATTGAACGAGCAGAGTGGCAAGAGCTTCTTAAGCAGGGTTGGAAGCTGGACGCGTCTGGAAATAAGTATAAAGTAGAGGATCTGTAAGTGAGCATCTTTTTAGAAAAAGAATTTAAAAATAGTGGGTATCCTGTTGAAGTTTTACACGAGGGTGTTCTGTCAGTAGAAAATTTTCTAGACGACGAAGAACTGCAAACAATATTAAAAATAATTGAAGCCACCCCTAATGAAGAGTGGTCAGTAGAATATACAAGAAACCTTGCTCTATTTTGTATGGAAAAATTTGGAAGGGAAGACGTAGACAACCTTGTTGCTGAAGGAAAGTTTGAAATAACTGCGGGCTGGGAAGATAAAAACTTAAGGATGGTTAATGAGCCAATAAGCAGAACTATTCAAGACAGACTTAACAACCTGGTTCAACTTGCAGACCCTACCTTAGAGCTTGCTGGATTTGGAACGCTGCAAAGAATGCAAAGTGGTGTTGAACTAAAGGCTCACACAGACCAAACTACAGACCCATCTATAAGATATGCCGCCATACTATACCTTAATGACGATTATAAAGATGGAACTTTGTTTTTTAAAAATAAAGAGCAATCAGACATAAAACCAAAACCAAAAACTTTACTTATTTTTCCAGGCACTGAAGAGTATGAACATGGAGTAAGAACTGTAGGGGATGGCCCTATTAGGTATGTTACAGTTGGGTTTATTAAAGAAAAAGACCACTACGAAAAAAATAAATACTAAGGGGTATATAGATGAATAGAGAAATTTTAGATCCAAAAGCATACTACTATACAGATGCTATTGAGGACTTTGATACTTTTAAAAAGGTTTGGAAAGAGTTAGATGACCTTGAGCAATATCCGGATTCTGGGGTAAATGTTTGGAACCCTTGGACCTCTTCTAACGATGCTTCTTTTATCTATGGAGAAACAAAGACTTTTGATATTAATGCAATAAACCGGCTTAGTCCAATCTTTTCTCCGTATTCAGCCGAAGTAGCTGAAAAAAGTAAATATATTTACAACGCTATTATGACCACAATGTACAACGTTTGCAAAGATTACGCCTCTTCTTTGGGCGATTTTGATGAGCCACGTCTTTTTCCAACTTTTAACATAAAGAAGTACAATACTGGTATGGGAATGGGCGCACATTTTGATCAATTAGATGGTGATAAAACTCTAAGATACTCACTAGTCATGTATTTAAACGATGACTGTGAAGGCGGAGAAATTTCTTTTCAGCTAAAAGATTATGATGGGGGCTGGACTAGCGCTGATGGCTTTTCTAAAGGCTCAGCACCAGCTGTAGATCTAGACTATGATGTATCTGTTGCAAATAAGGCAATTGATTTTGGATTGAAACCAAAAGCAAATAGCGTTGTTATATTTCCAGCATTTCCACCATATTTTCATACAGCACACACTGTAAAGTCTGGGTTTAAATACATGATTCCTGGTCACTGGATTCATAACAACATGGAGCTTAATAAGAATCAAGGTATGTAATTGAAAACAGCTATTGTTACTGGGGCAAGCAAAGGTGTAGGTTTAGCAACAGTCAAACTCCTATCTGAAAATGGGTACAAGGTTATTGCTGTTTCAAGAAACCTTTCCAAGGTATCTGAGCTTGTATCTAATACCGTTGAGGTTTATCAACTAGACGTTACAGACTCTAAAGCAATAGAGAGATTCTATGACCAGTACAAAGACATAACCCTAGACCTTTTAGTTAATAACGCTGGTGGCGGATCAGCACCCACCAATATTATTCATGAGACCCCAGAAAACTTTAGAAGAGCCTATGATATAAACGTTACTGGCCCCATGTACTTATCCCAGCTATTTGTACCTTGTATGGAAAGATCACAGTCTCCAACTATTGTCTTTATTACTTCTTTTGGTGGTAAGGTGCCATATCGCGGTGGAGGAAACTATACAAACGCCAAGAGGGGTGAGCGCGGCCTAATAGATACTATGAGGCTTGAGTTCCCTCAATTTGGTATTAAAATTACAGAGATCTGCCCAGCAACTATCGATACCCAGGAACAAAAACGAGACCAGGCATTGACTGCAGAGGATCTGGCAGAGGCTATTTACTGGGTGGGATCGTTGCCAAGCCATGTTAATATAAATGAGATTGAAATTTGCCATATTAACAGTAGTAAGTATTAACCCTCCTCCCGTTAGGCTATACAAAGAGGGTCTTTTTTAGTATCGTTGTGCCTATATAATTACTAAGGAGCATCATGGCAGCATATTTTCCCGAGAGTGTTAGACCCTTCCAGGCAAAAATCGATCTTGTAAACGTAGTAATTGCTGACCACGTAAACGCCTTGCAAGAAGAAGTAGCTGCAATTGCAACTGCGCTAGGTGTGGATACAACCACAGCTCAAAGCCCACTTTACTCTGGATTCTCAGGCACATTTACTACTACAATGAACGCAACCTCTAAGTGGGCAACGCTTGGAGACAGACTTAAAAATATTGAAGCTGGTTTAGTTAGCGGCGTTACCTCTGCACCTTATGTATCTAAAAATGGTGGAAGCGTTGTAACCACAGCTTCAAACACAGCTCTTACCCTTAAAACAGGCTCCGGAACCCTTGCTCTTCTTGAGACACTTACTTCTTCAAATGTTCTTGGTTTTAACGTAGACTACCTAGGTATCCCAAAGGTAGGTACGGCAAACGTGCTGTATGTTGGAAGCACAGACTACAACACCCTAGTTTCTGCAACTAGCACTGCATCTGGAGCTGCGGCTACAAAAATTGCTTTGTCTACCGTAACAACTGCTGGTGATCTTATTGTAGGAACTGGAAACGCTACAGTAGGTCGTCTTGGAATTGGCACTAACGGACAGGCTCTTCTTAGCAACGGAACAGCTGCAGTTTGGGGTACACCCACCGATACTAGTAAGATTCCTCTTTCAACAGTATCAGTTGCTGGAGACCTCATTGTTGCTACAGGAGCATCGTCAGTAACACGTCTTCCAATAGGAACTACAGGGCAGGTTCTAACCAGTAACGGAACAACTACCACCTGGGCAACTCCTTCTTCAGCGTTTGTTTCAACAACTAACGGTGCTGTGACTACAGCCTCTGTAAGTTCTGCTGTTGTGCGTAATATCCACGCAACTACTGGTGCAACCCCCGCCACATCTATTGATGGGGATATTTGGGTTGTATACGCATAATGCCAGGGAAAATAAAGGTAAGTTCTACTTTTAGGTCGGTAACATCTGTACGACTTAAGACCTCAACTGGTTGGGGCACAGTAACAAAAGGGTTTATAAAGGTAGCTGGTCAATGGAAACAATGGTATAGCATTCCTCTTAGAGATGCCTTTACCAGAACAACTTCCGGTAATTTAGGCACATCTGAGTCTTTTTTCTCTTGGAGTTCTTTATTTGGAACTTGGTTTGCAAATGGATCGCAAGCTCAGTCTAATAATGCTGTGTCTTCAGGAACTGCTGGAGCCTTATCATACCTAGATATTGGAACAACAGATGCAGTTACATCAGTTGGGGTAACTACAGGTACAGGACCTGCTTTTTGGATAACAGCGGCAGGTTCTTGGTGGGGCGCAGTAACTACTAGCGATCAAACAGATACTACTTACACTTATCCATGTAACTGCGTATGTAATGGGCATAATCAAACTACTTGTAACACCTGCACAAATCCTGCTTTTGGAACATATAGCTGCCCAACAACATACCCTGCTACAGGCGGCACTACTGCAGTTCTACAAGGAAATGCAACACTTGTAACAACTACCACAGATGTAGGTGCTGCAACACCTGTCTACTCAACTCAAAATCAAGGGCCCGCCTCTGTAACATCAAGCACAACCTATTCTCATGTGGGGGGTTCTACTAGCTTTAGGTACTGTCCAGGTGGTGAAAGCCAGTACTCTTGTAGTGGTAATTTCTTTAGTACTCAGTGCTACACACTAACATATAGTTGTCCTGCTAACCAGTACTACAATTCTAATGTTAACATGTGTTATTGGCAGCCCCAGTATGGAAACTACCCAAGTGGCGCCACACCAACCTGTTCAGGCACATACTACATTGCATCAATTGGCTATAACTGTGACGGATTAAGTTGTGGATCAGGGCAAACAGGTCCAGTTCCTGGAAGCAGTATCGGTAGATCACAGGGATCCTGTTACTGCGGAACTGTTACCAATAGTTATAGTTGTGCTGCTTATCCAGGCTCAACCTTGAATGGGACCGATTGCTTTACTAACGTTTTAACTGGCTATACTTGTCCTTCAGGTCAGACAGTTAGCGGGTCAAGATGTGTGACGTCCTCAACTTCATATAGTTGTAGTGCTTTTCCTGGATCTTATCTCTCTGGAACGCAGTGTTATACAAACGTTACTTCATATTCTTGCCCTAGTGGTGGAACTCTAAGCGGAACAACCTGTACAATTGCGGCAACATGTAATAACTCTGGTACTAGCTGTGAATACTGCGGCAGCACTACAACATTTATAAGCGGCGGTACATACCCTAACTGCGACTCTTACGGGTCTACTTGCCAGACCTGTACAGCTGGGGGCGTGGTTACCAACTATTACCTTCAAATCATCTACTCAACGTCTACAGGGGCCTCCTACAGCGTGTATAGCACCTCTTCAGGGCTATCTGCCCAACCAGCTACTATTGGGGTGACAACGTCTGGTAATACGGCTACCGTGGTACCTAGGACCTCTGGTGGAACTTCACTAGGAACATTTACCGCTACTAATACTGGAACTAAGGGCAATAACGTAGGCATTGTAAAATCCTATGGAAATTACGCTCAAGGAAGCACTGCAGACAACTTTAGCTCAGACCAGGCATAAACTAAAAGCTCAGTCTGTTGTATGATATGATTCGTCATACACTGAGAGGGATAACATGAAAGATCCATTTGATAGACCTGCACGCCCATGGGATTTATGGAATAAAAACTTAGGCCGTGTACAAGATGTAATTGCTGAAGAACGTTTTGCAATCTGCAAGGAGTGCCCTAAACTTCTTCCTACAGGAAACTGCAGTGAATGCGGATGTTTTATGTCTATGAAGACAAAGCTTCCTAACGCAGAGTGCCCGCTGCATAAATGGGGTCAAATTCGAGTTTCATACAAAGATGAGGAAAACTAAAATATGTCAAACCAACCACAGCCAGCCCTACCTCCTATTCAAGTAGCATTTGTTATTGATGGTGAAGTAATTGATATCTTACACACCGATGAGCGTTTAGCTGCTATCTTTTTAAGTCAACCTACTATTGTAGACGTAACAAACCTTAAAGATAATGATGGAAACGTAAAGATTATCCAGGTTGGGGACGTATATAACTCAGAATCCGGTATATTTAGTAAACCAGAGATTGTGCAACCTACGGAGGAATAATGCGTGGAGAACAACGTGAGGGGCGATTTAGTATTGACCATGAGCGTGGTTCTATCATCACCGGCACAACTAAAGAAATAGTTCGTACAGTAGGTAACGTTATTGAATGGTGGTTATATGACCAGCCTAGTAGTGTTGTAGATCCAATCTATGACGTAGGAGCCAACACTGGTGGTCGTAGATGGACTGGTCCATATAAGCTGCCAGTAATTAATGCCTCTATAGTTCATGGTGCTAGCATGCACGATCAACGTGGTTTTTATAACACTGACGTACTTCGTATAATTATGAATATGGACATTATTGATGGAAGCGGCCTTGCTGGTGGAGAAAAGCTAGCTGTACCTGAACTACGGTTTTTGCCAACAAACCCAGATTCGTTTATGCGTGACCGAGTTGTATTTAGGAAGCAGGTCTTCCAAATTAAACAAGTTCAGCCAAAAGGCATCTTAACTAATGATTATACCCTTTTTAGTATGGATCTTACTCAGGTTAACTCTGAAGAGCTGGTCAATGACCCTCAATTTGCTGAGTACGCAAGTTACAACGCATTTAACTCTAGAAGCACATACTATACTGCCGAAGGTACTCTTGGCCTTCCAGGTGGAATTTAACGAAAAAAACTAACAACAATACGAAAGGTAAGAAATAATGTGCGCTACCTGTGGCTGTGGTAAGCCTAAAGACAAGCACGGCATGAAGACCCTGGCCGCTGCCAACAAGAAGTACGATAAAAAGTCTGACTCAAAAGGTAAGGCTAAGAAGACCAACGTAGTACGAAAGAAGGGCATGTAATGTCTAAGTACACAGAGAAGTCTGATAAGAAGCAAGACGCCAAGGATACTAAGGGCATGACTCCTAAGCAGAAGGCGGCTTTTAAAAAGGCAGATGAAAAGCATCGTAAGCCTAAGTCTCAAGAGGACGACGCTAAGATGGACAAAAAAATCATTAAGAAGATTAAAAAGAAGTAATGATTTAGCCCCCGCAAGGGGGCTTTTTCATTTATTATAGATTATGACGCCAGAGTAATCTGGAACCCTGCTGCAACACCTTGCGCCTTCTATTGGAGGATTTATGATCTTTTTAGCCCAACGGCTGCTCCGTGCTGAAACGGATGCCGATAAGAAAGAGTTTGTTCGTGGAGTAGTAGGTTTAGATAAAGCCAACGCAGAACGTAAAATCGTCGGTGGCCTAATTACCGGGTATCTACTAGCGAGTTGGCTCAAGAACCGTGGCTAGCGCAAAAAAGGTTTTAAGTAACTTCATTAAAAGAGCAGAGAAGCAGGCAACAAAAGATTACACCAACTACCTGCGTAAGTATGCAACAGCTTCAGGTTGGCCTGACGGTTTAACTAGCCGCCTCAATATGTCACATGTTGACGATTCTCATGTCATCACATTCCCTCACGAGCTTGCTGATCAAATTCGTACCCTAGAGTACGGCACGGACTCTATTCCTCCATCACCGGTTCTTAGAACCTTCATGATTGATCAGACGAGGAAATAATGCCATTTATTATTAATGAAGATAAAGCCCTAAAAAATATTTTAAGCGGCATTACCGTGTCTGATAGCGGTAACCCTACCCGCCCGGTAGGTGTTTTTTACGGACAACCGGATAAAGAAATCCGTTCCCAAAACTATCCCTACATTACTATTGATTTAATTGATGTTGCAGAGGATACCTCCCGTGCACACCGTGGCAATATAAAGCTAACTTATACGCCTGAAGGTGTAACCGACACAAACAAAATTGTAGAGTATCCAATCCCTGTAGACCTGTACTATCAGGTCTCAACATGGAGTCGCCAACCTAGACATGATCGCCAACTAATGGCTGCATTGTTCTCGTATGGTAGACTTCCTTTTAGATTTGGAAGCCTCCCCATAACTGAAGACGATACTATTCGTCGTTTAGATATGATGGGATTTTCAAAAAGAGACACTGTTGAAGGTGGCAAGCGCCTCTTTAGCAATGTCTACAATATACGAGTAAGCGCTGAAATATTTCAGAGCCAACTCATGCAGATGTACAAAGTACTACACGAGCCTACAATTACGTATACCCAGCAGTTCGACACGTTTACAATAACACCATAATTTGGCCCCCCCAAGAAAACAACCTAACCCTAAGGAGTAAACCGGAATGGCAACATACAGTCGCCCGGGAGTCTTTATCCAAGAAGTGGCTCTTCCACAGATCGTTCAGTTAGCAGATACTGGTAATGCAGTAGGTGCAATGGCTGGTGCGTTGCCAATCGGTAACACAACAGCACCTGTACTAACAACTAACTGGTCTGACTTTGTGAAGAACTTTGGCGGATTAAATGATTCCTACCCAACAACTTGGGCTGCCTACAACTTTTATGCTAATGGCGGCCGCAATTTATACGTAAAGCGTGTAGTAGGATCAGGAGCAGCAAAGGGAACTATTACAGTTACCGATGGTGCAACAGGATCTACAACACTTACCGCAACAGTAACAGCTGCATCAGCAACTTCTGGTACAGTAACTTACACAGCTAATAACACATTTACAGTAGGACAGACAGTATCTATTACTGGCCTATCCACAAGTGCGTTTAACCTAACATCAGTAACTATTGCTACTCGTTCTGCTACACAGTTTACCGTAACTAACGCAGCAACTGGAACAGCAGTTACAGGAGCAACAGCGACAGCTACAGTTACCTATACAAACGTACCTGCAACTTCATTTACTATCTCAGCTCTTACTGAAGGCGCATGGTCAAGCAGCTATGGAGTTCTTATTGTTCCAGCTGGTGTATCAACACGTTTTGGACTAGTTGTTTATGGTCCACCACTTGTAGCTGGAGTTCTTACCTCAAATCCTCTAGAACAGTACACAGATCTAAGTATGGACCCAACAGATAAGTACTACTTTGCTTCTGTTCTAAATACATCATCTAATCTGATTCGTATTACAGGAACTATTACAAATAGCGTATTCCCAGGAACAGCGGGAACAACACCTACTCTATTTGCTAGCGGTTCTGATGGTGCAGCAGTAGCACGCACTGACTACTACAATGCTTCAGGCGGAACCGTAACAGGTGCTTGGTCAACATTTGACCCAATCCAAAACCCACTTGTTATCTACAACCCAGATGCAGCATATGCAGCAAGCTCAAGTCTTACACAGCAACTACATGGTGATGCTGTTATTTATGCAGCTAGCCGTGAAGATGCGTTTGTTGTTATTGACACGCCTTCTGGACTATCAGCAACAGCAGCACAAGAAAGCGTAACTTCTACAGTTGCAGTTTTCTCAGGCGCAACAGCTGGAGGAATTGCAGCAGCGTACTACCCATGGATTAATATCCCTGATGCAACAAAGATTCCTGGAGCACTACGTCTTCAGGCTCCTGGTGCAGCAGTTGTAGGTCAATACTTGGCTACAGATGCAGTACGCGGTCCAGCTAAGACACCTGCTGGTCTTAATAATAAGATTGCTCTTGCAGTATCTACTGAAAAGCAATTTACAAACGCTGAACTTGATTCAATCAATACTTCAGTTGATCCAATCAACGCTATCCGTAATGTTCCAGGTGCTGGAATTGTTATTATGGGTGGCCGCACATTGGAAAACACACCAAATAACCGCTACATCAATATCCGTCGTTCACTAATCTACATTAAGAAGGAAATTACAGACCGTGCTTCCTTTGCAGTGTTTGAGAACAATGACGAAAAGTTGTGGCTTGATATTCGTACAGCCCTTGGTACCTTCTTACGCAATTATTGGAATGAAGGCGGTCTTCGTGGAGCAGACCCATCACAAGCGTTTTACGTAAAGTGCGACGCGTCAACTACTAGTTTCTCAGACATCCAGAATGGCCGAGTAAACATTGAAGTAGGCGTTGCTCTTCAATACCCAGCAGAGTTTGTTGTCATTAAGCTAGGACAACTAACCGGAAACGCTCAAGCGTAAGGAGATAGAATAAAATGGCCACACCATATACAAACCCACTAAGTACCCTTGCGACTGATCCAGTTCGTAATTTTCGGTTCTTGGTAACCTTTTCACCACTTGATAGTAAAAAGACAGGTACCTGGGGAACAAAATTTGGAACATTAGGTTTTGTTTCTTTGTCAGGTCTCACAGTATCTACAGAACCTATTGCATACCGTGAAGGCGGATACAATACAAACGTTCACCAAATCCCAGGTCAGTCAAACTTCACCCCTATCACACTCTCAAAGGGTGTTATGTTAGGTCAGAATGACAACCACTTGTGGATGAAGCGTCTGTTTTCAGTACTAACACCTTCTGCATCAGCAGGAGTTGGTATGGATTTCCGTTGCAATTTGGACATTCAAGTACTAAGCCATCCAAACCCTGGCGCATTTGCCGGTGTTGAAGAAGGTCAGACAAAAACAGTTGATGATAAGTTAAATCAGCACACATCATTGCGTTTTAGAGTCTACAACGCATGGATTAGCTCTTTATCTTACAGCAATTTAGATGCAGGTTCTAATACCCTTATGGTAGAAGAAATGCAGATTGTGCACGAAGGTTTTGACGTTAAGTATGCAGCTGATTATTCAAAAGCATCTAGCGACAAGACAAAATTCGACGCTACCGCGTAAAAATTAACATAAAAGGAAAATAATATGACTACTGATACAACTATAAATGCGGCACAAAGTCCTGAGTTGGCCAATAAGCTAGCAGCTGAAGCAATGAGTTCTGCTAATCAGGAGACAGCTAAATCTTCTATAAAAGTGAAGATGGATCTGCCTCCTGATACAGAAGTTGAATTACCTGCTGGCTTATTGGATCCAATTACAGGTCACATATCAAAAACTGCGGAAGTTCGTGAACTTACCGGAGCAGATGAGGAAGCAATTTCTAGAATTTTAGACCCTGGTAAAGCAATGCTTGCTATCTTAGATAGAGCAGTTGTTAGTATTGGGGAAGAAGATGGCTCTAAAGATATTGTAGACGTTCTCTTATCTGGAGACAGAGAAATGTTGCTTCTTGCAATTAGAAAAGTTACTTTTGGTGCAGAGGTAAAACTAGGTCCTGGACCTTGCCCATCTTGTGCTGAAGATCAAATTTTTACTATTGACTTAGATAAAGATGTTCCAATTAAAGCTTTAGAAGGAGATAGAGAGTTCTTTGTTGATTGTAAAATTGGCAAAGTGTTAGTTAGATACCCTAGTGGCAATACCCAAAAAGACTTAATAAATTCCGCTACTAAAACATCTGCTGAATTAGACTCTATTATGTTAAAGCATTGTGTTCTTCAAGTTAATGGCAAAGATATTATTGACCCTAACTTTTCCAAGACACTTGGTATGAAAGATCGCAGAACAATTTTAGAAGAAATTGGTAAGCGAAACCCTGGACCACAGCTTAACTTACTTAAGTCAACTTGTAGTTTTTGCGGCTCGGAGGTGCCGTTGCCACTAACCCTGGCAGATCTCTTTCGAGAATGAGTTTAGTTATGAACTACTCATGGATACTTATGAACTATTAAGTCAAGAGTATCCTGGGTGGTCCTTAACAGAATTACGTTCCCTAACACTTAGGGAACGAATTAATTGGTTAAAGAAAGCTTCGACTAGAGCAAGGCGGTGATGTAAATGGCTGGTACAGCGGGTAATAATACAACCCCTGCAACAGACGGCCCTAGCGGCTACTCTGCATCCCCAAATGACGCAGCTTTTGAAGACATGCCAAAAGAGATGCTCAAACTCTTTAAAGATGTTGATAAGTATGTAGACAGTATCCTTAAAAAATGGGATAAGTCTATTAAAGACACTAAAGATGCCACCAAGCAATTAAATAAAGATAAGCCTGGTGGATCTTTAGGTCTAGGAAGCTTCACTCGCTCCGAGAAGGCCATGGGCGTCATGCTGCTTGGGGCGGGCATATCCAAGAGTTTAATGGGCATGTCTCCAGATACTATGGACGCTGTTACTCAACGTTTGGGTGCTGATAGTTTTGCAGGCCTCAGTGGGATGTCCTCACGTCAAGCCATTACTCGGGCAAACAAAATGGTTGGTGGCGGAGCTACCAGCGCCATGGGCCCTACAATGGCTGCTATGGCTACTATGTACGGTGGTGGCTATACAGCCTCATCTAAATCTTCACAAAGCATTATGCAACAACTTGGTGGACTTAGCGCCATGACGGGTGCCTCTAACGAAGAGGCGGCCGCATCTGTTGCAGGCATGAACGGAATGAAGTTCCTACGTATGGGAGTTAGAATCCGTGATGACAAGGGCAACTTGCGCCCAATGAATCAAATCATCAATGAAACCTATAATGCTCTTTATCGTGGCCAAAAGATTACTAAAGAACAGGCAGCATTAATATTAAACCCTGGATCTAAGGGGTATCAAACTCTTCAAATGATTACCGGTGGTGACACCAATTTGATGAAGACTCTTCAAATGGGCATCATTGCTAGAGCGCAAGGCGGTGCCATTACCTCTGCGGAAATGAAAGACCCAAATAAAATGCTTGATCGCATGGGTGTTGATGAAAGCAGCCCTCAAAGAGCTAACTTTAGATTCCAAACAAGTGAAGCTAGAAAACTTGAGTCTACTGAACAAGGTTTGGTTGGCGGCTATAATGTAAGTTTAAGAACTACCGCATCCCTTAACGACGCGTACAGTAAAATGGCAGATTTACTTGGCCCTATTAACGACGGCCTTATGACACTAAAAGGAATTTTACAAACACTTCCTCAAGCAGGAAACATGGGCGGATCTATCGCAAGTATGTTTTCTACTGCAGCCAGCTTTGGTGCAAACATGATGACAATGGCCGACTTGGGCGGGGGCGGGGGCGGGGGCGGCCTAGGAGGAATTTTTGGTAAATTTGGTAAAGGAAAAACACCAAACCTAGCCGGAACACCAAAGAGTGGTGGATTTGGCAATCTTAAGGCAATGGGTAAAGTTGGTAGAATGACTGGTCTTGGTGTAGTTGCTATGGCTGGAGACTCCGCAGCAGGCTTTTTAGACAGAAATGTTGGCGGAAGTGAGTCACTACATACCCGTGGTAAGGCTGCGGCAGGCATCGGTACATCCGCTGCGACTGGTGCAGCGATAGGAAGCATCCTTCCAGGTCCTGGTACAGCAATTGGCGCTGTTCTTGGAACAATTTGGGGTTTGATTAAGCACGGTGACGAATTAGTTACTGGTCAATCTGATCCTGACGGTGGCGAAAATGTTCAGATGAACTTGGGTGGGGCAGAATCTAGCGCACCTGCAAAAAATAAAATTTTACCTGTACCTAAAGGAACTACAGTTAGCTCACCTTATGGTCCTAGATCTGGTGCAGCAGCAAGAGCCGCAAAAGAAGGAAGAAAGATAAGTTCGTACCACCACGGTATAGACTATAAAGTACCTTCTGGCACCTCAATTGTTGCTATGGATTCAGGTGTTGTTACAGAAACTGGAAACCAACCATCTGGTTACGGTAACTACGTTACTATTAAACATGCTGACGGCACCAAAACTAGATATGCTCACTTAAGGCAAATTGGTGTTGCTAAAGATCAAAAAGTAGCTGCAGGACAATTTATTGGTAAATCTGGTGGTGGAAAGAACGACCCAGGAAAAGGAAATTCAGGGGGCGCTCACCTACACTTTGAAATATTAAACAAAGCCGGAGTTAAGGTAGATCCTGCAACTTGGCTACTTGGAGCTGACGCCACAAGCCTTAGCGGTATGTTACAAACCGCAACTAGAACTAAAAACTTTTTAACTAACGGATATAATGCCTTTGATCCTAGTGGAAAATCGTACTCTAGTCCAGAATTATCAACTATTCTTGGAGAAACTGGTAGCCCAATTGACTTTGCTACTTTGCAGCAACGATATGGCGGTGCTGGATTAGAGTCACTTATTAATTCTGTAAGAGATCCGTATAGTGGTCCAGTTACTACAAATAAAAAACAACTAATGCGCACAATTGCTAGACAAGGTTTTAGTAATGCATCATTAAAAACAGCTTATGCAGTTGCTATGGCAGAATCAGGTGGCCGTTCAAATGCTATTGGAGATGTAAGCCTACAGAATGATAAATGGGGTCCAAGCATAGGATTATTCCAAATTCGTTCTTTAAAAGATTGGCAAAAGTACAACGATGAGTACAGAGATGCTAAAAGACTTCCTAACCCAGACTTTAACGCAGCTGCGGCATGGCGGAAGAGTAATCAAGGATCAAACTGGAAGCCTTGGTCTGCATATACCAACACTGCTTTCCTAAAACATCTTCCAGAAGCTGATAAAATTGCCGAAGAGACTCATCTTGGAGGTCCTATGGGTGAGGCTATGAACCTAGGGGCACCATCTAGCCCAGCCGGCCATAGCATGTCTGGTGGATCTGCTACTGTAACTACTAACAGAAATGTTAATATTCAAGTACATATGGATGTTAAACTATCAGGGGCTACAGCAGCCTCTGCAGAACAAATGATTAAGATATTTACACAAAAACTAGAAACTTCAGCTAAATTAAAAGAGATTGGAAGCTCACTCTAATGGCCACTACATGGGAGTTTTTTTACACTGTTGAGGTGTATCACGATCTTGACGGTTTATATGATGATGTAAACTATAAAGAAGGTTTTGATGTTCTTGTTGATGAATTTACCTCTGGAACAAAACCACTGCTTAAGATACATGATGAGTATAGAGCAGGTGGTACGGGAGTAGTAAAAGATACTAACGGTTTTTATACAAAACCTGTAGCTCAAACAGGCATATATAGAACGTATAGTAAAATGCCTGTTAATGCAGATCTTATTAACTATGTTAGATTTTACATGCAAGAAAAAGAAAACGGAAATATTATAAACACTTTTTGGTTGCCAAACGACGTATTAAAAGAAGTAAAACTTGTAAAACCTGCGGGAAAAGAAAGTATGATTGACGTTGGAAAACTTGTACACATAAAGTCAAATCGAGCAAATGCTACTACCGGTGCTCCAGAAACAAGCGGTGCACCAAGTAGATACCCAGGTGTTAAAGTAAACCAGCAGGGTGGAACAACATATAGAATTCGCACAACATTTCTTAAAGCTGGGGCGGGTAAAGATTTTGCACCACCTTTTACAATGTCAGCAAAAATTAAACCAGAAGATTATGATTATGCTGGTGCAGTTAGAAATACTAGTGTGACTACGGTTACAATTACTAAGTGTGCTGGAGTAAACCCAGCAGTTAGGGTAACTGCAGCAAAATTACCTACAGATATGCCTGACTCAATTAAAAATTGGTCAATGACCGGCGTTATTGTTGAAGGAAAACCGGGTATTTCAGGCACCTCTAATGCTACAGTTGTGTATGATGCATGTGGTGAAGATGGTACTGGTAAAAAACCTAGATGGATTGGCATTAAAACACAAAATATACAACAGCCAAATCCTAAGAACGAATATCTTTACACAATAGCTACTTGTGGTACCACTACAGATACAGCCCTTAATATAGTTGTTAAACCAACTACAGAACCTATGCAAAAAACGGGACCTGTAGTTTGGGGTATGAGACCAGGTAAAACAGTTGACGCTTGGAGAAAAATTCAATATAATGCAATTATAGGTAACTGTACTACCAAAGCTATTACTGAACAAGATGATGATGATTCAACAACTATGAAACCACCAGTTGAGACTCAGCTACCTACCGACAAACTTCGTTGGAATCCGCCCCCACACCGCGTTACATCAACAGAGCCTTTTGGTACACGCATGTCTACTTTATATGAGTCAGCTTCTAACGGGGCTAATTTAAATACCCAAGAAAGGTATAATTTTACCCCCGAGTTTGTTGCAATGGCAGAAGCCGCTGCAAGAGGAAGATATTATAAATTTGAAAAATTAAGAATTTTTCAAGATAATTTTGGTGCAAAATCGTTAAATAGAGCGTACAAAAAAACTGCAAAACAAGTAAGCGGCACAACAGGCAATAATAACCTGTGGGGTTTTAGAGCAACCTATAACCCAACTACCTTTAGCTACTCAACAGCAGCTAACACAGATGTTGATTGGACTTTGGGAGCAAAAGACCCTGCTATTTTGCTAGCAGGAAATCAAACGGTGTCTTTTGATCTGTATTTAAATAGAATTGCGGACATGTCTGAGTTAAATTTCCGTGCCGGAGTTGATTTAAGTCAAACGTCTAAGTCGTACCCAAGAAAATTAGAGCCTGAAGAAGCTAATGGAATTTACTATAGAGGCACAGAGTATGATCTAGAATTTTTATATAGAGTTGTAACAGGAGACCCTGAAAAGAAAAACCTTCTTTTATCACCACATTATAGAAACCTTGGCGGAGTAACTGCAGATCTTGGATATACTACGGCTGTACCTTGTTGGCTTTATTTAAATGAAAACATGCGTTATTATGGATCTGTAGCCAGTATTCAAGTAAACCATGTAATGTTTGACTTGCGTATGGTTCCTATGCTTTCTGTTGTTACCATAACATTTGCCCGTTACCCAGCAGCAGATCAAGGTGCAGAGCCTAAGAAGATACGTGAAAAACAACAAGGCATCGCCTTAGATACGAAGAGTGAATGATGAGTATAGAAAGAGCATCTCGTTATTACACTGGTCCTTTAGCACAAACTAAAGATAAGTACACAGAGTCATTTAATATTTCTGTTTTTAGAGATTTTCCTAAAAACCAAGAAGTTACATATGTCTTGTACACTTGGAAAGATGGAGATACATTAACTGCTTTAGCAGATAGTGTATACATGAGCCCTAAATTTTGGTGGAAAATTATGGAAATTAACCCTGAAATTGAAGACCCTATGAAAATTTATCCTGGAACTATTTTAAAGGTGCCTTATGGCTTACAGTGACACAGCCCCACAAAAAGACTTTAGATGGAATTCTGACGCTTGGAATAGCGAGTTTTCAGTTTCTTTTCCAAAAGCTTTAGACTTTCCACTACTTCTAATTAGTGCTGAACTGTACCAAGACATTAACCAACATGATCGTTTAGTGCTGCACTTTAAAGGTTCTCCAACAGCTGAAGATCAAGCAATTGTATCTGGAGATCCTGTAGAATTTACGTTTAAATCTGGGGAAATTGAATCAAAATTTGTAGGATACATACACACTATAGAGCAACCAAGTGGAGGCCTTAGTGGAAATACAGAGGTTATATGTGTCTCTGCATCATATTTGTTAAAGAATTCAGATCAAAATATCTATAAAAACAAGACTGCAGACCAAGTAGTTGCACAAATTGCTAAACAATTTGGTATGGAAGCAATAACTCAAAGACACCCAAAAGTAAGGCCCTCTACTGTACAAGCCGGACAAAGTTATTGGAGTCTTTTACGTCGTTTAGCAAATCAAACTGGCTTTGCATTAAAAGCAGAAAACACAACAATATTTTTTGTATCTAAAAGTAAAATGACACTTACCAAAAAAATTAATGCGCCATATTTTAAATATATAACAATTGATGATAACGGAGTAATCACTCCTTCTAACAGACTTGCAGGAACGGTTTTAGCCTTTGAACCACGTGTTTCAGACGCATCTCCAGAATCTGGCGTAAGAGTTGACCGTGTCATAACTGGGGTAAACTACGCCAACGGCAATATTATTAAAGTTACGCATCCTGTACCTACTCCAAATACTTCTCCAAATGTGGGTGTTGTTATCCCTGGAGAAGGATTTTTTGATGAGGTGTAGCAATGTCTAATTTTTCAAATGACTCTGTTAACAAAAATACACAAGCTACTTTTAAAAAATTTCATGTGTACGAAGTTGCCTCTAATTTAACAGACGCTAAATCTATTGCGTCAACATACTCTGAAACTCATAAGTATCAACATAGGGCAAAAGTAGTTGTTGCTGGAACTTCAAGTATTCGTCCATACGACCCAATTTATTTAGATGGTTTGCCTAATGGAATGTCTGGCTATTGGGTAGTATTAAGTGTTAAGCATGTATTTGGAGGCAAAGTTTCTAGGTATATCCTTGAGCTAGAGGTTGGCACGGATACAATAGGAGAACTAGATGACGAAGCAGAATACCGCTCAAATAATAGAAATATTCTAGCTGACCTTTCTGGGCAGTCCTTAACACCTTCAGATACAGGACTTACAATCTACTCAGAGCCTATAAACGCTAATAGTCTACAGCCTACTCCGTATGGACCAGTGGCCACTTCTGCAGTAGCCTCTTCGCCTACTGCAATACCAAACGTAGAGGGGGCAACCCCATATGCTGATAGCCCACCAAATCTAGGAACTATAAAAAATCCTGTACAATGGACAGCTAAGAGTAGTGGAAAGGTTGTAATGTGATTAACGATAAGTATTTGCCTGATGAAAATCAATATGGCCTAGACCCAATGGGTCGTGCTCGTTTTTATGGTATTTATGCAGCTACCGTTGTTGACATTAAAGACCCACTAAAACGAAGTCGAATAAAGGTAAAAGTAAACCAAACTACTGGTACTGAAGTTACAGGTTGGGCTATTCCTTGCCTGCCTATTACATATAACGCAAATCACCCTGACCATAAAGAACACACGGCTCAAGAGATTGCAAACTTGTTAACTACAGTGCCAACCTCTACGGCAGATGCTTATGGAAGTACTGACATACCAGCTCTTACAGTAGTTCCTAAAGCTGGGGCTGGAACACTTAAACACCAACACAAACAAGATGTAAGTACAGCCAATAAGTGGAATGGGTCTTATGGTACAGTATTCAATGACGCAACAGATGCTAAGGAGCATACGTCCCATAGAACTGTACCTAATGTAGGTCAGCAAATTTGGGTAATGTTTGTTGCGGGAGATCCTGAATACCCTGTATGGATAGGAGTGCAGTCATGAGCCTGTACAGCATTAACTTTCCATACACATTTGATCCACAAGGTGTTTTAGAAAATAACCGATCTGCAACAAAAATGTATTTAGACCAGGTGTTAACTCTACTATCTACTAATGTTGGGCAAAGACCAATGTTATTAGAATATGGTGTTGATTGGTCAACTTCTCTGTTTGAAAACGACCAAGACGCTATGCTAGCTATTCCTGAAGCTATTGGTGCTGCAATGGATAGGTGGCTTCCAAATATACAAATTCAAGACATTAGGTTAGAGTCTAACGGTAACGATGGAGTTGTTAAAGTTTTTTTAACCCTAGTTTTACCAAACAACAGCGTATCAAATTTAACAATATCTACAGCTAACTTCTTCTTAGACGGGACTATAACGAGGTAATTATGCAAATTGACTATACTTCTAGAGACTTTACTGCTTTAAAAGCAGATTTAATTAACCTTATTAGGACACGCACTAATACTAAGTGGGACCCAACAGACTATTCTGATCTAGGTAATGTGCTTGTAGAGACATTTGCATATATGGGTGACATTATGTCACACTATTTAGACCGAGTTGCAAATGAAACTGCTATTGATACTGCAATTAAAACAGATACTCTTTTGGCATTTGCTAGGCTATACGACTACAAACCGTCTGGCCCAACCCCAGCCTCTTTGTACGTAAATTTTACTAATACTAGCGATGCTCCTATAGATATTCCTATAGGAACTCAAGTAATGGCAGCACTCAGCTATGGCCCGTTTACTCAAGTATACTTTGAAACAACTCAAAACGTAACAGCTTTAGCACCAAATGTGCCTATTAGCATTTTATGTAAAGAGGGAAAAACTGTAAATACGGATCGTGCGGACTTAATTGACGCAACTTACAATAAAGCTTTGCCGGCAAATCTTGGAAGTTCCGATGGTTCTGCAGACCAAAGATTTACTATTACAGACGTAGGAGTAATTGATAGCTCAATTACAGTATACGTAGGTCAAGCAGCCGCATTTGCTCCATGGTTTTATGTAGAAAGCCTACTTGAATCCGGACCAAATGACAGTGTATTTACTACAGAGCGAAACTCTGATGGAACGGTTACAGTTATATTTGGAGATGGTACAAATGGAGCCATACCATCATCTGGACAACTTATTAGTTCCGTGTACAAAAGTAGTGTAGGAAGTATTGGAAATATTAACGCATCACAAATTTCAGAAATTACATTTGTTCCTGGCAACATAGACCCAGAAGTACTATCTTATTTTGAAGTTGGAAACAGTCTTCCAGCATCTGGTGGTGCTGATGCGGATAAAACAGATCAATTGCGATCAAAAATTAAATCTGCAATTAAATCTAGATCACGCGCAGTAACTTTAAAAGACTACGCTGATTTAGCAGCTTTAGTTCCACAAGTAGGAAAAACAAATGCTGCTGCAGACGTATACTCGTCAGTTGTTGTGTATCTACAAACACAAAACGATAACTCTGCCTCACCTGGCTACCCTTCAAAGCAGGTTTTTGGCGCAACTGGTAATGGAAGTGCAATAACTTACACGACTGCGGAAGAGCACGGATTTAGTTCAGGAACTTTAGTTAATATTTCTGGTGTACTTCCTATAACACTAAACGTATCAAACGCAACTATTGCTTCTGTTCCTACTACTACTACTTTTACAGTAGCTTCAACAGTTTCTGCAACATCTACTGCACCAGGTACAGCAATTAACCTAGTACCAACAGCTACTTGGAACGCTGTTGCAGCAGACGTAGAAAAGTACTTGTCAGATAAAAAACCTGTAGGCGCAACAGTTACTGTTTTGCCACCTACATATGTCCCTATTTACCTAACTGTAGCTCTTTCTGCACTACCTCAATATAAGAATAGTGATGTAAAACTTGCTGTTTACAAAAAGTTATTAGGTTCAGATGGACTCTTTAACTACACAAAGAATACCTTCGGTGCTGTTATTCCACTGTCTAGTGTAATTGCAGAACTTCAAGGTGTTCCTGGTGTTGTTTCAACCGACATAACTATGTTTAATACAACTGGTGGGGCTAGTGCAGCAAGCATTACTCTGTCTAATAATGAAATTCCATTTTTAACAGCAACTAATTTAATTATTACTGTTACCGGCGGAATTTAATTGGGGGCGTAAATGGCAAAGTATGGATATAATAAATATGGTTCTGGTTTTAAATACGGAGAATTAGCTTCAACTAGTGCGTATTATTCTTCTGGACTGACTGTTTGGGCATATGACTATGGTACTAATGTTATTAGTTGGGGAACTATTACTCCAGACCCTGACGAGGCTAGTCCTACGCATTGGAAGCTTGTAAAAAGTTATGTAGGAAGCTTAGACAACCCAGATGACGCAATTATGTTAACTGGCGGTACTTACGCAACAATTACAAGCGGATACACTGATGTAAACTATGCTGAAACTGGATATGAAGTTTGGTATTCTCTTTGGGTATTTAACGGAACACGCTGGATTAATTGCGGAGAAGATTACGAAGTTTCAGTTCCTTATGCTGAAACAGGAGAACAAATTTCACGTTGGTTGCCAAAAGCTTGGCTTAACCCAGTAGAGTATGTTGGAGAAGCAGTTGGTGAAAATAACCAAGATGATTTTTTAACAACTTTAAATGTTGTTGGTTTTTATTATGATAAACTGCGTACCGAAGCTGCCCTTTTAAATTTTAGTTCAAACACAATCTATACTCCTTCTGATCTACTAAAGTATAAAATTAACGAGTTAGGTTTTGAATACGAAGCATCTTTAGGTGATCATTATCATAGAACTTTATACTCAACAGGGTCTCGTGTTAACGCTGCTAAAGGTACTTCTCTAGGGGTATCTGTATACACAACTGCCCTTACACATTGGTCAAATGAAGTTTTATTAGGGCACAATCTTATGCTTGACTATAACGACTCTTCTTTTGAAGAATCTACAGGAAGATGGGGCACAAGTAGCGGAACCTTTACTGCCGTAGACTACTCTACAACTTCATTTGTAGCTCCTTCGTCAGTAATTTACGACCCACTGTTTCAACCTAGAAAAGTAAAATTTGGAAGGCTAAACACCGCTGCAACTACAGCTGTTACTCTTTCTCTACCTAGCTCAGCAAACAACATAATTACTTCAGGTATTGTTGTTGAGCCAAATAAACGATACGTGTTTAGCGGATGGATTAAACACTACGATTCTTCTGCTGCCGCTACTATTACTGGCGTAATTAGTTGGTATGATAAATACGGAAATCTATTAAGCACAACTTCTGCAGGAACATCAGTAACTACAACAACTGATTGGAAAGAATTTACTACTGTATCCTCGTCAGGAAGAAATGGCACTGTATCTCCAATTACAGCAGCACGGGCTAAAATTACCCTTACTATTACACCAGCATCTTCTGCAGCAAGCAGTTATGCGTTAGATATGCTTCAATTTGCCCCAGCAGAAAAAAGTTTTGAATACCAAGACGCAAAACAAGTAACTATTGCTCTGCACGGAGAAAAAGAGAATTACATTACTAATCCTGGTTTTGAAAATGGAGTTGGTAGTTGGGCCGCATATAATGGAACTCTGTACGCAGACGCGTCCAATACTTCTGCCGTTATTTACGAAACAAAAGCTTGCAGACTTACATCTACTGCTTCAGGTAATGCAGCTTTTGTTAGTGATTGGATTCCTGTAGATCAAGGACGATATATAACATTTAGCGGTTACGTTGAAGGCAGCGCTGCTAGAACAGCGGTAGCTAGAATTGAGTTTTCAACTCCTACATCTACTAGCGATCAGCCTACTGTTCTTTCAGACGTAGACGGTCAATATTACCCAACTTCTGTAAATTACGTTGATTCTACCCCTATTACTTTATCAACAACTGCTCCAACAAAAATACAAGTTGCGGCACTTGCACCTTCCTACGCGATTGATTCAGGAAATCCTGTAGCAAAAATTAGCGTTTATTTTACAAACAATATAGCGGGAGATAGATACTGGTTAGATGGCACTATTTTAGAGGGGGCTAACGAGGCAAGCAGTTACTTTTCTGGTAGTGGTGCGCCAATCCCAGTAGACCCAACAACCGAACAATTCTATTCAATTAACGATTGTTTGTGGGAAAAGAGAACCCGATATAACTATTCTTCAAACTCTATTTTTGCAACAAATACAACTGACTATAGTTCTACAGGAACTCTTACTAGGGTCTCTACAGACAATAGCATGGGGCCTTTTGATGCATACCACTCTCATTTTGGAAAGATAGCCTATACAACCTCAACAACACTTAGTGGTACAGCTTACCTACCTTGGGCAGCTTTAGGTGGGGAATCAGTTATAGTATCTATGTATGTTCGTGGTGCCGTTGCGTCTTACACACTAAATGGAACTACAACGACGGTACCTAGCGGACAAGAATCTTATTGGACAAGAATTTCAAGTGTTTATTCTTTAGAGGCAAGTGCAACATCACTTTCTTGGACCTTATCTGTTGAAAACAGTTCTGGGTCTACCTCTACATATTTTCACGTAAGTAGCGTTCAAACAGAGTACGGACGTATTGCTACTCCGTTTATTAATCCAACACTAGCAACATCTATTCCCCTAAAGCCTGTTAATGCCGCTAAAACAATTTATGGAGTAAGAGATTCTAGTGATTTTGGTGGTAAAAGCCTTTGGTATTATAACTATGGTACAAAGCTTTCTCGCTTAAATGAAACTCTTCCACTTGTATTACCTAATGGAAGTAGTTTTTCAATTTCTTTAAGCACCCCATCTGGAGTATATGAAGATCTGTCTGAATCTTTAATTCCTAATGCATCTTTTGAAGAAAGCTTAGGTAATTGGTCTGTAACTAATTCTACCTTTACACGTAGGATTGCTTTAGGATCTTTATTTTCCGATAACGTAACCCATGGGCAAGCCTATGCAAGAGTAGTTACCGCTGGATCTTCTGGTAATAAAGTGTTTAAAATTTCTAGCCCTAACATTTATATTGATGCAAATGCTAGCTACTATACCTCTGTTGCTATTAGACCACTAAACTCAAACTCTACAGGAAGCTATACGTTACGTACAGATTTTTACACTGTTGACGGAACACTTATTCCTGTGTACACAGATAATATTACTGGTGACCCAACATCAAAGCCAAATGATTCTAGTGGGGCAGCAAATACAGTTGTTGTAACTGATGCTAATAGAGCCACAACAAAAACTATTACTGACCTTACTCGTTGGGCTTACATAGCAGATACGTACAGCGTTAGTACAATCATCGGTGCTTACTACGCCGTTGTTACAGTAACCTTTAGTCCAGCAACATATACCGAAGGTCAAGGCTTCGATATTGACAGGGTTGTCTTTAGGCAGTAGAATTATATCTATGGACATAATTATAATCTCAGCGCTTGCTATAGCCTGTATTCTTACAGCTATTGAAGGGCTATTCAGACCATTAGGAAAATTGCGTGGCTTATTGGGGCTTGTATTAGGGGCTCTTGTTTGCCTAAACCAAGGTGCGGAATTTAAGCTACTAGGGGTGTACACCCTTGCTGCTACTTTCCTAGGACTATCACTATCTTTGCTTGTTGAGCAAAGCTTTGTTGGAATAAACCAACGAGAACTTCGTGGTTTGCCAAATAGGATTGATAAACGCTAATATAGTAATAAGGAGGGTTACATGTTAAAACCAATTTTAAACCCAAAACTATCACTAAGAGCAAGATCCTTATTCTACTACTATGTAGAAAAGGGCCGAGTAATTTCGGCGGACGAACTAAAAGATACTAAAGAAATCCCTGAAGGTAGGGATGCTATTCAGGCTGCCATAAATGAGCTTAAGGATCTTAAGTACGTCCAGTCTGTTCGGATAAGAAATAACGGGCAATGGATTTCTAAGTTAAAGTTTACAGATGCCGCTTTAAAGATGATTTCTCCCGACAACGGGTTTTCAGGGCACCTGTATATAGACAACTATACAGCTAGTAGTGTAACTACTAGTACTAGTATAGTTAAAGATACTAACGTATCTTTAACTATAGGGGCTGCGCCCCTTAAGGAGGAAGAGATGGCTTGGAATCTTGATGGAGAAGAACCAGTAAAGAAAAAGTTTATGGAGTCAGAGGCAACTCCTGGCGCCGTGGGCAAGCTTGAGGATCGTCAGGCTCGTCTTAATGCTAAGTACAAGAAGCCAGTTAAGGCTCAACGAGACGGCCGAGACAGACTCAACACGCCAGAAGAACTGTGGTCAACTAATGATCTTGTTGCAGAGTTCTATGATCTAGTTCAGAAAGCGGCTCCAGGCGTACCTTCTCAGGTAAACGGCAAGTATGTTGCAGCATGGATTAACAAGCAGGTTGCAGAAGGTACTCAGCGAGTAGCTTTGCTTAAAGCAATGCGCATGTTCTTTGCTGATCCTCGTTCACTACACGATGCTGGGATTGGAAAGCCACTGTGGCAAAGATTTTTTGCATACTACCCAACAATTCACGGAATTGTTTCACGACCAAGCTCAGACGAAGAAGCAGTTGATTACGCAGCACATGAAGAAAAGATGTTGAGACTACTCGGAGGTGAATGATGTACGATCTATCGGCTCTCGCACCAAGTGTGCGCAGACAGATTTTACAGGCAGGCTTCCCAATGAAAACTATTGGGTGGGAGTTTTCTGATCTTGAGCAAAGTCCTGCGGTAGAAAAAGTTCAACAATGGGTAGGGCGAGTGCTCAATGGCGAGATCATACAAAAGGCAGGGTCGCCATCCTGCGGGCTTGGAATTATCCTGGTGGGTAATCCAGGTCACGGAAAGACTACTCTCGCCTCTACGGCTCTCCAGAGCCTTATTAGGGGTATCTCAGGGGAAGTCTTAGCCACCCCAGGAACGCTCCCAAATCGTATAGGGGCTTTTATGGACTATCCAAAGCTTTTACGTTTGCAAAAAGCTCAATGGGATGAGCCTGATGAGGGCGCACAGCTGTTACTTGACGGGCTATATGGTGATTCGGATAGAATGAATAACGTAAGAGTTTTTGTTCTAGACGATATTGGTAAAGAATACCGAACAGCTTCTAAGTGGGCTGAGAATACCTTTGACGCTTTATTGCGTTCAAGATTTAATGCAGGGCTACCAACTATCGTAACTACAAACGTTGAGTTAGAGAATTGGGGCGGAGTTTATGGAGAACCTATGGGAAGCTTTGCTCTAGAAGCATTTGTTCCAGTAAAAGTTAAAGCAGCGAGGGGAGATCGTAGAAAATGAAAGAGGCTATCATGTCATGGCAAATTGCTCAAATTTTTCTTTCTGAAACAGGGGTGCACGAAGTACAGATCAACACCGACAGTAAAAAACTTCGTTGTGATTGCGCCGGTTACGGCTCACGCAGCGTGTGCAAGCATATGCGCTATGTAAAAACACGTATTGAAGAGAACGACGGTATCTACCCTGTTGAGGTGTCTTCACGTGCGAGTCAAGCTGAAAGTTCTATGGCAAGTTTAGATCCAGAACTGTTTAGAGCTTTTCTCTTTAAGTATGGCAAAATAGAGGTTATTTAAAAATGAAGGGGGGCGATATTTCTAATGATACTCCTTTACGTGTTGTTGTCACTCTTGATTGTATCTTGGATCGCAGGCCCAAAATTAGTAGAGTACTTGGTATACCGATCACTTCGGAAGAAGTTACGTACAATAGGCAAGCTCTATCCCAATTTTGGCGATTTGCTGAGAAGTACGAATACCGACTAGAATTAGTAGGGTTCGACTATTCTCAAAAAGACATGGATGAAATTTTAGAGGATTTAGATAATCTAGGTACAAATCCGTTTAACTATGCAAAAGCGTATAACGTTGTTGCAGACCTGGTAGCGGAGTTGCCCTATCGTCCAGAAGTAAAAAATGTAATTGACATACCAGAGCGTGGGTTACGTTATGGTCATTGGTACTTGGATTTGGGGGCGTTAATAAATGGCGGCAGATAACGAAGAGAGATTAATCTCTCGGATTGTTAGGACACGAGAAATTGTTCCAGCCCTAGAAGCCGGGTTAGAAGACAGCTGGTTTTTTGTAGATGAGAACAGGGCTGTGTGGAAATTTGTACGCACACATTGGTCAAAGTATCAAGAGGTACCAAGTGCCGTTACTGTTAAAGATAACTTCCCAACTTACCGATTACTTGCTGTAGAAGATTCGTTAGAGTACTTAGTAGATCAACTTGTAGAATACCGCAAACGTCAAAAGGCAATTGAGGTAGTACAAAACGCAGCAGAGTTTATTGCTTCAGGAAACCATGACGCAGCTATTGCTGAGATGAGTCACGGCGTTGCTACTATCTATGACGAGGGTGCAGGTCAAAGCAATGACGTAGATCTTACTAGAGATCCCAATGCTCGTTTTGAAGAGTACCTTGCTATAAAAACACGTGACGGCGGTTTGCTAGGTTTTCGTACTGGGTTTAGAACTATCGACGAAGCTACTGCTGGTTTACAGCCAGGTCAGCTAATTACTATTATTGCTCCACCTAAAACTGGTAAGTCTGTGCTTGCTATGCAAATTGCGGTAAACGTACATGAAGATGGTTTTGTTCCAATGTTCCAATCGTTTGAGATGAGCAACATTGAGCAGCAACACCGACACGACGCTATGCGTGCCAAAATTGCTCACTCTAGGCTTGTTCGTGGTAATCTAACTTTAGATGAAGAACGCCGCTATAAGGCTGCCCTAGACCGTATGGAAACAATGCACAAGTTTTATCTTACTGATTCAACTTCCGCTATGACTGTAACTGGGCTTGCCGCAAAGATTGAAAAGACTAAGCCAGACATTGTTTTTGTAGACGGTGTATACCTTATGGTTGATGAGGCTAGCGGTGAATCAAATACTCCACAGGCTCTAACAAGTATTACACGTAACTTAAAGAGACTAGCTCAGAAACAGAACATCCCTATTGTAGTGTCAACACAGGTTCTTTTGTGGAAGATGAAGAAGCGTCAAGTATCTGCGGATGCTATTGGGTATTCATCATCGTTCTTCCAGGACTCAGATGTAATCCTTGGACTACAAAAACAAGATGAAGAAGACGATACTTCTCGTGAACTTCGCATTGTTGCTAGCCGTAACTGCGGTCCAGCTACTAGCGACTTACTATGGGATTGGGAGGGTGGTCGCTTTGAAGAATTTGGATCTTTTGGTCAGCCAATTTAATCCATTCAACGGCACACAGCTTTGTACAGGAGAAGATCCAGATCTTTTCTTTCCTGAAGATTACAGAGACGTAAAGGTTGTAGAGAAAGCAAAGGCTGTTTGTAGAGACTGTTGGATGCAAGCAGATTGTTTGAAGTATGCGTTGAGCATACCTAATCTTGAAGGAATTTGGGCAGCAACAACACCTAGTGAAAGGCGTAAGCTAAATGGATGAGATTATAAATCTAAAGCCAGA